GTCCCGATCCAATAGGCAGCGGATGCCATCAGATGATTGACCACTGCCACAACCGGTTTCTGACCGCGCGCGTCGATGATCTGTTTTGATAGCTCCTCGACTCCGCCCACCTGCCCGCCGGGGCTATTCACATCCAGTACGATCGCGTCGATCTTCGGGTCCTTGACCAGCTCCGCGAACTGCGCGCCAAAACGTTCCGCGCTGGTCGCCCCGGACATATCCGTCATCAGGTTCGCCCTGGGAAAGATCGTTCCAAAAAGTGGCAGTACTGCTATGCTATTCACCCTACGCTCTGCCGGTCGCACCGCGCCATGAATGCGCGTCTGTATTTCCTCTGAACTCAACTTCTCGCCCGATACATGCCGCACCACGATCTCCTCCAGCACGATCAACGTGCTGGATAGGATCGCCCAAGGTGTTTCCGTGAATGCCTGCAAAACATAAGATTGTTTCATCGCCTGTCCTCTATCAAACATCAGCGCTGCGTCCAATCGCGGATCTACGTCACTGCTCACTGATAACTGATCACCGTCACTCATCTCACTCTCCCTTCACTGGCTTTGGCTCGCCACCGACTGGACCATAATTTTTTGTCATGTAGAATTTGCCGCCTTCCTCGTATCCATCGCGGTCCTCGATCTCGCGCGATTCATTCGGCTGCATTGTCCCAGAGCGGATCTGGATCTCGTGCAGTTCCGCGCGGCTCTTGGCATTCGTGCGCAGGACCGACTCTCGAATAAATTTGAAATAATTACTTGATTGTTCGGCTTCGCTCAGCCATTGCAAGCGCGCCGCCTGCTCCCACTGCACCAGGTGCGGGTCAAGACAGGATTTCAGATAATCCAGGTCCTGCTGTTCATTGCTCTGGTAGGACTGCTTTCCCGAATTAAGTTTGTAGGCAGGGAATTTGAAAAAGTTGGCGATCTCCATATCCGTGCTCTGCATGCTTTCCAGAAACTGCGCATCGCGGAATTGCATCGTGATCGGTTCAAACTTCACGACCTTTTTATCGAACACCGCCAGGTTCCCGGCATTATCACCGCCAGAGATCGCATCGCTGTATGCTTCGCGATAATTGTCCCGTCCTTTTTTATCCAGTAGTGCATCCACCTGGATATACGCCGCCGGGTTCAGCCCTTGTCCCTGCAGACTGCTTTGCGTGCCAGACATGCCCATCCGCAAGCCAACGGTCTCGCGCGCATATTCAAGCACGCTCCTACCCCAAATACCATTCGTCGAATTGATCATCACGTGCATCACTTCAACTTCTGGAATAAATCGTTTCTCTCCGTTCGGGAAACGCACCTCGTACCAGAGATTTCCGTTTGGGTCGAATTTGGGTGTAGTCACGTTGGCGGGCAGGATGAATAACTCGCGCGACGCTGGCGGAGGCGGCTGCCAGATCAGCGCATTGCCCCAGGAGAGCAGCCACATGATCGAAGTTTTCTTCAGAATAAATGGACTCATCCAGCGGTTTGGTTTGACCTCGATCAGGTAGGAGATGTTACGCGTGTTTGGGTCTGGATCGATTTGCTGTGTCAACCGTAGACCATTATTGAGTTTCACGCGCTGAAATTGTTGCAGCGGCATATTGGCGATGTCATCGGTGATCGTGTTCAAACAGCGGAAGTACGTCGCCACGCGCTTCGCCAACTCCGGGCTGATCACCTGCTGCGCCCGCGTCTGGCTGCGTCCCAGATATAGACTCCCGCCCTGGTCCGGAACCGATTCCGTTTTCACAGGCGGCGCCGCTTTTGGAGAAGTCAATGCACCGGTGACGATCATGGCGCTACCTCATACCTTTCAAATAGATCCACCAACGGACCACTCACCACGCGAATGCGCTCCGGATGCGGCACTGAGTTACGGCAATCCTCCACCCAGGGACGAGTATAGAAATCAAGCGGATGATGGAATGATGGCGAATCATGGGTGGATGGCACGCAGTGTTTTTTCTCGCCCTGGTAACAATCCATCCCGCACAGGATCACCGGATCGCATCCCATCCACAGTGCAAACCACGTGGCTGTATTCGAGGAGAAGAATCCGGTCCAAATAGGTACATCGAAGACGATATCCGTGGTCGGTTCCGGGCTGACGTGCACCGCGCGATGCTCCTGTACTGCAATTGCCAGCAGAGGGTCAGACTCCGGACAATCGTTATAGACCATGAAGTCGGGTCGGCAATAATAGAACGCATGATAATTAACGGCGATCAGAATGGCTTGATGCGGTATGCGCTTAAAATCATCCGGCAGGCTTGGTCCCCCACCCAGCACCGCCGCAGGCGTTCCTGCAAACCGATCACGCAGCTCTGATAATTTCACTTATTTGCCTGAGCCTTTCCGATCAAGTAACTGAAAATCAAACAAAAAACACCAGCAGAGAAAAGCGCGGCAGCCGGATGAATGCAATAGGCACCGCCGGTGATCAGCAGCGCACCCAACCAGAAAAAGATATCGTCGAAATATTTTTTCACTTTCGAAGAAACTCCACCAGTTGCATGATGCCAATCACCAGCGCGCAAATACCTATCAGGATTTCCTGATAGGGAAAGTGAACACCCAGATAGAGCAGCCCGATCAATATCCAAAAAATGATCTGAAAGATCTGCATCACAAACTCCTTATGAGTAGCGTCAGTCCTGCAATCAGCCCGCACAAAGTGCAAACAGAGAGAATAATAGACCAGAAGATTAAATCAGCGGCGTTCATAATCGAATGTTCATTCTATCCTGCCAGTTTGATACAGTCTCGTTACCTGCTCCTGTGTCAACGCGCCGGGATAAATTCGAAAATCCCACACGTAACCATCTATCGGCTGGTCGCCTTCACCATTGCCGATAAAGAGCCAATTGGCATCAGTAGACGGATTTTCAAAAGCGATTGTGGCGGTCAATACCTGATTTAGATAAACATAGGTTGTCAAAATGTCATCTACAATTACGATATGGTACGGAACGTTTGCCGCAAGTCCTCCTGTGCCAACTCGATAACCACCACCCAACAACAAGCGAACGGTGGTACTGACAAAGTGCGCCAACTGTACAGGATTACTATCACCTACTGTGCTGCCGATGCTAAAAATAACATCGTTATCGGTGAAACTATCAAGCTGCATATTGAAGCTAAATGACCGCTTTGCGTGATGGTATATTTCCGTTTCCGATTCAGGGATTGCCGGTCGCGCTGCCAGTTCTGTAAACGTTGACGACACTAGATTTTGCTTGATCGCCGTCAAGTCACCTGAGTAGATGACGTGCAGATTGTCGCCAAACTCTGCTCCAAATGTATCCCGATAGACATCTGTCACAGGCACCGATGGAGTATCCAAATAACGGTCATCATAGGTTTGGTCATTGACCACCACATAGCCGAGAAACTCTCGCACGCCATAGGCGAAGTATTGGTCACTACAACGATACAGGGCTAATCCATGTTCATGCAAAATACTTGCACTCGTACCCAAGTCTCTGGGAATGAGCATGTAGTAATAACTGCCATGCTTCCAGACTGTTCCGCAGAAGCCATTATCGAAAACGGGGTTGCTGGCGTAGGGCGTGAAGGTGCTGAAATCGGTTGTAGTGTAAAGGTTCGTATGTCCGTGGTCCGGCAATCCGTTGACATAGATATGATAGGTCGAGTCAATTAGCATCACACAAGTCGGGTCATAGTTCCCGCCCATGCTTATTAACCCATCATTTACGCCACCGTTGTCTTTGCGTGTCCATGTCGTGCCGTTGGCGCTGGTTGCCATTCCCATTTGCAAGCCACCTCCACTACCCTCCGCACCACGATATAACATCACCCACGAATTATCAGGTTTACGGAATGGACAAACCACCTGAATCAATTCATCCCACGCACCCACACCACCACCCGTAAAGACTTCCAGCGGGTCAGTCCATGTGATAAGGTCAGTCGACGACCAGCGGGTACAGCCTCCGTTATAGGCTCCGAAAAAATACCATCCGCCTGATTGGTTCCTGATCACCTGCCCGAATTGAATTGATGCTGCATCACTCAATACCGGATTGCTGGCGTATTTCGTCCAGAGATGTGCTATCTCATCCGCCCGCATCAGGTCAGGCACAAGATTGATCTTGACATATTGCCCCGCCCCGTCCAAATGGAATGAACCATGACCACCCAACGCGGCTTGTACATCGGCGGTATTGCCCCCAACAAGTTCGCCAATGATGGTTCCTGAAACGATGGCATCTGCTGCGTTATCTTCCATTTTCCACTGTTGCGCGACGGTCTCGGTCTTGATTGAGCCGTCGCTCACATAAAAGACGTAAACGTATTCCCGGCATACGTTGAGAATTGAGCATAGAGAGTGTTGTTGTTGATCGCTGCGTCGTTGATAGTTTGATCGGCTCCCACCTGTGCACCGTTGTACCAAAGTTGATAGGTGGTTGCTGCTGTGTGGCGGATTTCAATTAGTTTGTCATCTACATAGGTGATCGCCGCCGCGTTTATTTTGGCGGCATAGACACCATTACTGATCTGATATAACCATGCACGACTGCTATATTTATCCACCACTGCAAGCACGTAATTTAGCGGGGCGGAGATAGAATCCAGGTTTGCTACCACGCCGATTTTGTGTAAATCAATGGAAGTAACCTTTGCGCTAACCGTATCCAGTGCTCCGCCTGTTCGCGGGGTTGCGAAACACGTCGCCATTGTCAGAGGTTTAACATAGACATCATCAGTATAAAATTCAGAGATTGCGACCAAATCAGAGACGAACTGGATACGCGGATTGGTTGCGTTTAGTGTGACATCAGAACCAAACAACTCTACCCAAGAAGCGGCACTGAATAGTTTATAAATATTTGCAAACGCGAAAGCACCTTTAATTCGTAAATCGCCGCTCACCACATACCCCCAGGCGTTTATGTGATGCCATGTATTCGCCAGAGCCGTTTCTATTTGCTGTGCTCCCTCCGCTACTGCATCAGTAATAATGTGCAATGATTGAGCGCCGCCATGTTTCTGTGTCCCTGATTTTTCGCGTGTTGTTGGCGAATTAACGGCGGGAAATGTTGTAACTACCCCTGATTCCATGTCGCCGTCTGTAACAATCGTAGCCCCAATCGTCGGGGAAATAGCCGCCGCAAATACCACCATCACGAATTGAGTCGCAGCCGTGTTGCCGTTGCCTGCCGCATCGTGGAAAGCTCCGCCCGCCACATCCATTGTGGCACTGCCTGAATAATCGGGCGCAAGGTCGCAGGTATAAGAAACTCCAGAGCCTGCAAAGTTCGATTTCGTTCCCTTTCCTGCCGTGATGCTGTTTATCGTAAAATCCATAGATGCTTCGCTCAACGTGAACGTAAAATTCAACGGACTGGCAGAACTAGGACTCGATTGAGTACAGGTAATCGTCACCGTCGGAGCGACAACATCACTCACTCCCTCCTCTTCCAACTTCCACCAACGCCTAACTCGTATATCAGGCATAGCCACCTCCGCACAGATACTTTATTCTATCCATCGAGGCTTAGCCTGCTCTGATCCAACAAAACTTCTGACCATTCACCGAAACATCGAACCAATAGTCCTTTAGGTTTGTCACAAGAAATGGCAATCCATTCCCAGGAGAAAGCTCGTATCCATTAGTAGAGTCCACATCATTGGCGCCATTGTTCCCAACGAAGCCCACTCCTGTGCTGGAAGACAAAAAACGCACGTAGCACGCTCCCGGAATATCCGGACCCGGCACTGCAGTTCCGGCCGTTGTTACCGTGATCTGTCCAGATAATGTTTCAGTCATCTCGTCTCCTTCGAGTTCTTACTACTTCTTTTCTTTAATCGTGTCCGCCAGGTAGCGTATGGCAGCCGCTACATCATTGTCTGCACTGCGAAGCGGTACTACCCTGACGAATGCCCTGATTTCTTTCACTTGCGACTGGAAGCGACCTTCGTCATCGAAGATCACACTGCCTCTTTCACCGACACGTCCCCATTCCGGAGCAGAAGGATTCTCTGGAACTACATACGCATATGGCACACCGTCGAATGAGATGATGTCATAAGCGTAAACAGTTTTCCCGACCCTCACAGCTCTACGACGGTTAGCCCCCTGAGTTTTTGATTCTGGCGCATCATTGATGTACCATCCCACCGCTTCAGTGACGATCAAAAGAAATTTAATTGAATCCATATCAACTCTCCGTTTCACGACTAACCATGCACAAGATTACCTTCGAACCGCACACGCACCGCACCCAGCACCGCACCCACATGTTTTGCTTTTAAAGATTCAAGCAGAAAATCGCTAAGGATTTGCGCATCCTGGAGCGTCATCTCCAGGTCCATCGTCGTAACTCGTGGTCGCTCCATGTAATCCAGGGAAATCTCATTAGTCTCGATTTTTGAAACATATAATGTCACAGGCCTGAGTGCATCGCTTTTCTGCTTTGCCATTTTGAATAAAGCTCCAAATAAAAAAAGCCCGACGACTCCTTGAGAGAGTCGTCGGGCGCGTCCTCCGACAAAATGTGTCCCGATCTTAAACCAGGACCGCCTTTGTATTCAATTAATGGGATTATAGGCGTAAGGGGGGGAAAGTCAATGGTTCTTAAACCGACAACGTCCGGCGTGAGGGGGGCACGCAAGACGCTGTCGATGCGAATTATAGGTCAATCAATTGCACTGTCAAGAGATGGATTTCTTGTGCAACCACCTGGTGGAGCTGCAAAACAAGATTATTTCAGAAGAGACTTCTTTGATCTCACTAAATCGAGACGCTTTTGAACGATCTCCCATTCTCCTGGGTTTGTTAATTCAACCGTTCTGACGGCAATAGCCATATCTCTATATTTGGAAATAATAATATAGCCTACCCCGCTGCCTTTGTTTTGCACAATATCGCCTTCGCGCAGATTTTCAAACTCTTCATTGGTCATCAAATCTCTCCTTGAAATTCTTGTTCACCAGGCTCGATCCGCCATAAACAAGAAACCAATCGCTAACAGCTAATAGTTAAAAGCTATAACCCGAACTCATCCGAATTCACATACTCCTGATAACTGGTCATCTCGCGCAATGGCTGGACTCTGAACAACCCATCGATCCCTGCAGCCAGCAGGTCCACCCGCTTGGTGTCGCCGGCATTTTTCTTCGAGATCATGATGTTCTCTTTCGTATCGACGATCTCCTGCGCGTTGCCCACGCACCAGGTCAACAGCGGCGAGCCGTCATGTACGAGCTTTCCACTGGCTACCGCATTTCGAAATAATTTAGTGGGCTCGTTTAGGTTTGGCATCGTCTGCCGTACCTCGATGGTGGTGTAGCCCAGGTCATCTAATTCGTTTTTTAGATGCGTCGCATTGTATGGGTCATAGCAAAACTCATGCACCTGCCAGCCATTCAACGCCGCATAATGATGTTTCAAGAGTCGAGCCATCGCTTGTTTCTTTTCCTGCTCATCATCTGATGCCAACTCATCAGCAAGTAATCTTCCATTGATCGCTTCGATCTGCTCGATCAGTGTTTTGTAATCGGTCACATTTCCCTGCGTGATCGTCAGCCATCCGGCTTTTGCCCAATCTCGATATGGGATCTTATCCGTCTTGCGGTGTCGCTCGACCGCACCCTCCGGCATAAACCCATGCGCCGTGATCCCGATCTGGTCATTCGGCAATGCAAAGACAAACGCCAGCGCCGTGAGATCGACTGTCTTCGAAAGGTCCGCCCCTACGATACACAGCAACCCACGCGTCATCTCTAGGAATATTTCACGCGACACCCCGCATCGTTCCCACTGCGATTGCTGGCTACCCTCCCCCACCATGTAATCACCCAGATAACTGTGCTCGTTGCCGTGCTGCCAGATGTTTAAATTTTTAATCCGAAATGAACGGATCTTCTCGGGGATCTTCGAACCAAAAGCGGTATCGTGTTGTTGCTTTAGTTTTTCCAATCCCTTCGGAGTCGATGCCCGCAGTGGGTTGGATTTAATCCAGTTACGAGGATCGTGCTCGTCATCCTTTTCATCCATCTCACGGATCATCACGAAATAACGTTCGTTTTTGGTTGCGTCCCCTTTGTCGCTGACTGATCCTTCGATGATTAGTTTGCAGTATTCGTATTCCTGGTGACACGGACTCTCGACATCATCCCCCGCGGTTGTGATGGTGTAGATCAACGGCTGCGATCTCTGCCCCTGTGCCGTGCTCATGAGGTCAAACAGCTTCGATGTCGGGTGCGCGTGGTACTCGTCGATGAATGCACACGATGGGTTGAACGAGTCTTTGTTCTTGATCTCTCCGGAGAATGCCTGCATTTGTCCGCCACGCATGCGGTGCCTCATTTCATATTTTCCAATGTACAGGCGTTTGCGCAGATCGCGGCTTTTGTTTGCCATCGATGCCGAATAGTTATATAGGACTCTCGCCTGGGCGCGATCCACAGCGGTGCAGTACACCGCAGGCGCTGCTTCCATATCGCCCACCATCATGTAATTGCCAACACCGGCACCGCGCGTGGTCTTTGAGTTCTTGCGCGCCTCGGTCACGAATGCAAAGTTAAATCGGCGTAAACCTGTTTCGCGTCCATTGGCGCGCTTTAGTCTTTCATGCTTCGATACCCACCCAAAGAGACAACCGATCTCGAACACGTGCGCAGGGATCAACTCAATCGGCTGCCCTGCGAATTGTCCCTCCACGTGCACCAACTGTTCGAACCATTCGATAGCAACAAACGTCGCCTGCTCTTCATCGAATATCCACTGCCACTCCGTATCCCGCGGCGGCACCGGTCGCCCTGTTGCCTTCTCGATCCGCTTCGCCGCCAATGCCGGCAGTTGCCCGGCCCGCGATAGATCATACAAATGGCGCAGACATGCGAGTCGTTCCCATCGTCCGGTAACGATCGTCTGCTCCACTGAATTGATCGCGTAAAGTGTGACCGGATGCATTAGTCAAACTTCTCCCCGAATTTATCCTTGAGTGGTTCATCTGCATGCTTCTTAATCAAACGCGTGCGCGCATATGGAGCGAAACCCAACCGCTCCGAATATTCCAGGATGCGCCGCATGTACGTCTGCAGAATTCGATGATCATCAGTAGTGAGTCGACTCTTATTAGCCACCTTCTTATATTTCGCCACCGCTTCGCAGAACAACGCCAGGATCTCACTATCCAGCGCATCGAGCATATCCTTGCCACCACTCAACCCCGCAATCTCCGAGATCTTCTTATTCCAAATTGGAAGCGCATCCTTTGTCAGCCAGATCGGAGGGGTAATACTCGCGTTGTCCTGGCGCTCGAAGGCTTTAGCACTCTCCTCGCGCGCTGATATGTCCTTTTTAGTCCAGTGTTTTCCACCACCTTTTTTACCCACCTGCATGGTCTTCGGCGATACAACTTTCTTCGGCATCGTAGGTCACAATCTCATATCAACCCCAAAAAACCCGCAGCGCTGATTGGGGACTCTTTCACACGTCCGAG